TTACTTTTTTCTTTTCCATATTGTAAACTATATTTATCAAATATACGCTTTTTTGTAAAAAATATTTATCTATTTAAAAAGATGTGTTAACCTCGCAACTTGGCCAAAGGTTTTACTATGTATGAATGCCTCTATTGCTTTAGGTGCATGTTGGTAACCGTTTCTATGATGCCATGAATCTGTACCGCTTGGACTTCTTAAATACTCAACTGTAACACCTTGATAATCTTTACCGCTTTTAAACTTAGTAACATCTTTATGATGAATATGATGCAGGTAGATATATCTATAAAAAGTATTAGCCCATTTTAACGGGGCTTCATTAGCCATTAATAACGGCATATCAGCCATCTTTGCCCCATCTCCATGTGAACTACCTATTAAGTTTTTGCCGTAGATATAATATTTTCTATGAGCATTACTGACATCAAAAGAAACGTTCTTATGATTCCTAAACCAGCAATAAACAGAATCAGCCAACATAAAGCCACTAATATAATCATGGTTACTAGGATTATGAACTACATGAACATCAGCAACATTAATTAACATTTCTATGATCTCAATATACAAATCTCGTGCTATCTCATAGTTTTTGTACCACATACCATCAACATCCTGAGTAGTTCCAGATGTTGTACTCTTATTTGCATTATCAACGTGTAGCACATCATTACCAATGATAAAAAGTATCCTATCAATAGGAAAACCTTTTGCTTTGCTTAGAATACCATTAACACCATCTAAAGCCCTGTTAACACCTATATCAGAATTGTAACCGTCACCAGTTTCTGACTTATCTGCTAACTTTCCTATGTGTAAATCTGCTATATCAATAACTAATAAATGTTTATCTGTGATTGGCTTTCTATTTACCTTTTTGTAGACTGGAGAATATTGGCTCATCTCTGTAATGAACTTTTCTCGCATCTCATCAAATGAGATAAAGCCCTCTTTATTTTTAATAAATATAGATGCCTCTTTAGTTTTTAGCCATCCATGAGACCACTTAGAATTAATGTTAAAATTAGAATCTTCTAGCTTAGACTCAAATACATTAGGCACATAGTTTTTTATAATAAAATCGTTTATTGTTCTACCATGTACTTCAAAACCGTAATTGTCTTTTAGATGCTCAGATATTACTCTGCATGAATTACCTTTATTTCTTAAGCTTATTATTATCTCTTTGAAAGGGTCTAACTTACTCATTAAGTTATGTTTGGCGTATAATATAGGACTTTATACGTAGATAAAAAAAAGAGGCTGTTAAACCTCTTGTATAAAAATTAAAATAATCCAATAAATAAAAGCCCTAAGTGAGTTATTAACAACTGTTAACAGTAGATTTTATAACCTCTTCACATAGCTCTTTAGGAATTTTAGATCGCTCATAACTTCCCTTTTTGCCTTGTGTGCCTGTTCTACTACCTCTTGGGGCAGATTCGTGATGGCATTTAGTATTTCCATTAAAACATTGTTGTCTTGGTTGCCATCCATCAGGATTAAATAAACCTCTAATATTATTACTAAAGATTGTTGTAGGCTTCGCTCTCATATCTCCATATTTACAATACCAAACAACAGCATAAGGTATTCCTTCAGTAAAAGGCATTTTATGCATCATGCCTCTAGGATTCTCAATGTAATATTTAAGATTAGGATTAATTTTCAACCATTGTTTTATTAAGCTGTGCATATGAATATTGACTAGATCACACTTATTAGCGTAATCAGTTTTAGGTAAAAGACCGTCTCTATGCTTTGAGATGGCTGCAATAGAATAAGTGGTGCAATCAGGAGAAGCCCAGACCATATCAGGCACAAAAGGAACATCAGATAGCTTTAATTTTTCTATGTCAATAACTAAATCAATGTTATCATAATTAGTCCAATCAACGCTAAACACTTTATAACCTTGTTTTTCTGCTTCCTTGCCTATGCTTCTCGATCCTGCAAATAATTCTAATATTTTCATTTGATTGTTTTGTTCTGTTAACAGTGTTATAAATGCAAGCTATGCCAGACATTTATAAAGATGTTGATTCTCAATTTGCAAATTAAAAAATATTAAGACTTTCTTTTTAATAGGTTTTTAAAAAATAAATATACTCTTTCTGTGTAGTATAAAGTAGTATTTAGTATTGCCAGACCTAGCAGCAATATCATGAATTTGTTTTTTTTCATTGTTAGTTTGTTTTGAAACTCAAATATAATAATAAAATTGTAATACAATAATACTTAACTTGAAAAACGTAACATTATGCCATTGCTCTAACTTTCTTTCTCCTATTTGTATTCTTATCAATTGCCATAATTAATACATCAACCTGATCATCATGATTAGCATTAGGGAAGCCTTTCAGCTCATTTAAGAAACTATCAATGTATCTACCATCTAAGAGGCTAACTCTACCACTTTCAACGAATGCTGAAACACTAGATGCCCTACTTACTTTGTCCTGAACTGGTGGCTTATCTTCCATTACATTTAACCCTGTACTTCTTTTAAGCATTTGTACTATACTTTTACCACTTGCTTTAGGCTCTACATAGATCCGGCTTCTATTAGTATAACCGTTCATTATTGCAAAACTTTCTATTTCTTTAATTAGTTCAGGGAACTCTAGCCTAACAGCTCTGACTTCTCTAATAAATAAATCATTATTATGAAAGGCAGCGCATAGCATAGCAGTTGCATCATTCTCTTGTTTATTGGTATAAGCAGTATCTAGATAGAAGTCCCATTTCAAATCTGAGGCTCTTAAATTATTAGGTAACTCTTTAATAATATTAAACCATTCACCTTTGAAGATACCTCCTTCACTTGGTGATGGTATCTGTGAATATTGACCGCTGTATCCGTAACTGCCTAAACCTAGTTTAAAGCTTTCTAAGGTTGTTCTAGATAACCTTTGTGGAAACAATAAACCATCAACATAAAGCTTCTTTAATTCCTTTGGTCTTACTATATCAGATACCTCAGCAGGCATACAAATGTACTCCCAGTTGTGAGGCTCTTTTTCTAATAACATTCCTGTCAAATCATTCTCATGTAATCTTTGCATGATAACAATAAAAACACCTATATCGGGATTGTTTAAACGGCTTCTAAGTGTTTCATTAAAGAATCTGTTAGCATTATCTCTCTCAATATCTGACCTTGCTAGTTGAGGGTTCTGAGGGTCATCTATTACAATAATATCAGCACCCATACCTGTTACTGTACCACCAGTTGAGGTGCTATACCTTAAACCGCTATTAGTTGTCGTATATCTAGATTTAGTGTTTTCATCTTTAGAAAGTTTAACATCAGGGAAATGATCTATAAACCAATCAGATTCAATTAACCGCCTTGATTGAGTTGATAAGGTTATTGATAAACTTGCAGAATAAGATGAACTAATAAACTGGATTGAGTCTTTTAATATCCAACAGTAAACAGAAAAGAAAACATTTACTAATTCACTCTTTAATGTTCTAGGAGGTACATTAATTAAAAGATGTTTGTTTCTTTCTTTGCCTTGTACTATCCTAATAGCTTCATCTTGTAATCTTTTACATAAGTATTCAATATGCCAGTTAGGAGTTAGCTCTTGACCGTTATGGATAGTCTTAAAAGCATCTAAAGTAAATCTATAAAAAGACTTCTTATAAATTCCTACCTTAATCTGTTTGTCTGTTAAGTTTGTCGTTGATTTTCTCAAGTTGTTCTAGTTCTTCTAAGGACAGATTATCTATGTTTAGATTTGTTACCTCTTGTTTAACATCTGCTTCTATTTCTGTTCTTGATAATTTAGGTATGATGTATTCGCCTAAACTAGTAACTAATTCAATGGCTTTTGCTGGATTGCTTTCTGCTACTTGCTCAATCCAATCTTGAAACTGACTAACATTATTTTCAACAAAGAACTGAAAAGAATCTCTTAACTCTTTTGTACTCTTATTAGGAATACCTTTACGAGAACTTTTTTTACCTGCTCTACTAGCAGACTCTCTATCTTTGTAGTTATTAGGCATAGTTTCTTTTCGTTACTTTATCTATAATTATACTTTTTTTATCTTCTATATCTATCTGTTATATCGTGATTAGGATTATTTTTTAAGCTTGTATTAGTTTTTATTTCTACATCTATTTTATGAAGGAAGTATCTAGTAATACCGTCAAACTCTTCTCTAACAGCAATTATAAAAATATTGTTTTTATCAATTACTTTATACGTATAGTTTTTATAAAAAAATACGTCTTTAACTTTTAATTTACCTACTTCAATCATCAAAGTATTCTTTTACAGATTCTTTAGAATATCCTATTGCATTTGCTAACTGTTTACATAAATCAAAATAATCTCCTATTGTCAAATCAGGCTTATCTGCTTTTATAGATATCTTTTCTCCGTAGTGCGTCACTGATATTTTAAATTTCTTACTCATAATCTTATTTAATAAATATAATAAAATTTAATTATTTTTAATCAAAGTATTGTTTTCTAAGCCTATCATTAAACTCTTTTGTTAATTGTTGAATTGTGTTAACCATGCTTATCTGATCTGATTCATACATTTGTTTTTCTATTGGTAGAATCTTTTTCTCTAGCTCTTGTATAAATTTATTACCATAATATTTTATTTGATTATTGTAAATATTAGTTTCTTTTAAGTCGTCAATATCTTCTAGTAATGATATTCCATTTGCTAAAAATCTTAGTCCGATTAACCTTATTTGTTTTTCCTTATTTTTCATTTTTTAACCTTTATAAATCATGTATTAATTTACTTGTTTTATCACCAGCATCTTTTCTCTCTGTGTAATTTTTACCTCTTAATTTTATGTTTTCCTCTTGTAGTTTTTGTCTGCATCTCCTAATACTTTCAGTATGTGGAAGCTTACCCTCAGAGAATAATTGTAGAAAGTCTTTAGCACTCATATTTTTTATTTTGTCTTTCATTAAAAATGCAAAATAATTAGATATTAATCTAAAATCATCATCTCTTAGTAATGGATAATTTATTAATAAAAATTCTACTTTTTCCTTTATTGTTTTCATTTCGTTGAATAGCATAATATTAAAATTTAAGTGATTGATTTAATAAGTTAAGCCTATAATTGACATCTCTAAGGTTTTGATTCTCTTCAATTAGTCTTTTGTTTTGTTCTTTTATTTCATTAGCCTCATCATAAACAGCATCAGCATAAAATTCAAGTTCTGCAACTGAATAAATAGCCGATTCTGTTAATGTTGCTAATGGGTTATCTGTCATATTTTTATCTTCAAATGTTTTGTATAATCTTCTTAACGCAATATCATACGTTTCTAGGGACTCTTTTACCTCTTGGCATACGTTACCACCAAAAATTGATTTGGCTTCCTTAAACATGAGATAAATGGGTAATATGTCGATTTCTGGTTTGTTACTTAGCATAGTTTTGTTTTAAAATGGTAAATCATCCTCCTCATGAGCTCCGTAGCTCATTCTGCTCATCTTTTTATGTTGTTCTGTTTTTGGCAGTAAATCTAATTGCTCTGGTTCTTTCTCATAAGTCTTTTGTAAAGGGTTAATATTATCGATTAAATATGCACAGTGGTTAACCCATCTTAATTCTAATGGCTTATCTCTGGGAGTAACGCAACCTCCGGTGATAGTTTCTTTTACTTTTCGAACGTGTAGCTCTCCGATATTCCACCTTTCAGCGTGTTGAGTCATTCTGTGAATAGTCCAAAAATCATCAGCTCTATTCGCAAATTTTTGCCCTCCTTCGGTATCTGCTTTTTCAGGTGCTGATAAATGCCCCTCATAGATGTGGTCTTTTGGGTATCTGTTTCTAGCTGCTTGAGTAACCAAATGAGCATTAACAAAAACATTAGTATTATTTTGCTCTCCGAAGATTCTAAGATTTGCACAGATATCATAATCCTCTTGATGTTTATTAGATGTTTCTACCATCAAACTATTAAAAGGGTCTACTAAAAGCCCATCATGATGCTTTTTACTTGCTA